TGCAGATGGTGGAACTATTGGCTCTGCAAGTGATACAGATGCTTTATCAATAGATGCTACTGGTCGCCTAACACAATCTCAAATTCCATCATTTATTGCTTATAGAAATGCTGGAGAGTTAACATCTCAGACAGATGTAATTTTTGACCAAGTGGTTCTTAATCAAGGGAATCATTATGACAATACGAATGGAAGATTTACAGCACCAGTTGCGGGTAAATATCAATTTAATGCTTTCTTATCACATAATGGAGCGGGTACTGCAAATACTGGAATTTGTAGAGGTAAAATAAATGGTTCTTTTCAAACGTGGTTATTTCCAATTTTACCAAATTTAGACCATATATCTATATCACTATCTTTTGTGGCAAATTTATCTGCAAACGATTATGTAAATATAAATACTGGTACATCAGCAACAATTTTAGCTACTGGGAATAATCACAATCATTTTAGTGGAGTTTTAATAGGGTAAAAGGAAAATGTTATGGCAGATATAAAAGTTTCTATTACAGATACACAAAAAAAATGTTTAGAATATACAGCGTATTCTATTCAAGATTGGGCTGAAAATTTTGTTAATAATAGAGCAAGATTAGCACAAGAAGAAATAATTGGTAAATTAGTATCTCATTGTAATTCTAAAAATATTGCATTGGCTACTGGCATAGATGCACAAATAACACAAGCATATACATTAGGTGTTGTAGATACAGCAAAAAATGTAAGTGATAAATTAGAGATTAAATAATGCCTTATATTGGTACAAATCCCTCAAATGGTGTTAGAAGAGTTTACACTTACACAGCAACCGCAGGACAAACAACATTTACTGGGGCAAGTAGTGAGGGTTCAACATTAGCCTACATAGACCAAAATTATATAGATGTATATTTAAATGGTATTTTATTAAATAGTGCAGATTATACTTCAACAAGTGGTTCATCTATTGTATTGGCTTCTGGTGCTTCAGTTGGGGATATTCTTACTGTAACTGTTTATGATGTTTTTGGTGTAGCAGACACAGTTTCAAAAAAAGATGGTGGAACATTTGATGGTAATGTTACTATGGGTGGCACATTAAATGTAAGTGGTGCTTTTACTTCACAAGGGATTGACGATAATGCTGATGCAACTGCCATAACAATAGATAGTTCAGAAAATGTAACATTAGGCAATAATTTAAACATGACGAGTGATGACCCTACAATCACAATGACGGATTCATCTGGAACAGATGATATTGCTACAATTCAATCAACAAGTGGTGCTTTAGTATTTACTGCTAGAGATGGTTCATCAGACGGAGAAATTATATTTAAAAAAACAGATGGCTCTGCAACAGATGAATCGATGCGAATCTTTAGTAGTGGTTCTGTAGCTATTGCTAAAACAGTAACATCTGTTGCTACAGCAGGTTGTACATTTTTTGTTGGTGGAAATGGTGGTTTTACAAAAGATGGAGGGACTGTTTTATCTTTAAATAGACTTTCATCTGATGGTAAAATAGCTGATTTTAGGCGTAATAATTCAGAAAAAGGTTCAATAACTGTTAGTGGTAATACTACATCTTATAATGCTTTTACTGGTTCGCATTGGTCAAGACTTACAGATAATTCAAAGCCAACTATTTTAAGAGGAACTGTAATAGAAACAATTGATGAAATGTGCGATTGGTATCAAGTTCAATTTACAGTTGAGCCTACTGATGGAACAAGTAATTATGTTGAAACAGTAAATATTGCC